TTATTTTCAACAGCAATTAATTCAGATGTTAGTACATTCCAGTCTTGCCAGTTTGGTGATTTCTTTTGAGCTAAGCTTCGATCTCGGTTAGGAGTATTTCCATCCCAGATACTAGTTGGATAAGCCATTTAATTTCCTTTCACTTTTTTCTTTCCGGTATCATCTAAGTCAGGATTCTGACTAGTTTGTTTTTCTAATTTTGCTGCACCATCTATGCTACTAAAATCATCTAATCCTCTAGCACTGGCCTGTGATTGTTGTATTCTTGCTAATCTTTCAGCATGGTCCTTTTTAGCTTTCTCAATCTCTTCTTTATTATAACCTCTAGCCATAGATGCTGTCTCTAAACTAACAAGACCACGCTCTATGTCTCTTTCAATATCTTCTGGGTCACTAGTTATATAATCAGCATTATCAATTTCAGAGTAAATATCATCTAATTCATTGATGGGAATTTCAGGACCTATTAGAATAGATGCCATTTTCTTTGATATAATTTTTTGACATTTTCTAGAAGGTATTTTATCCCGTTGACTAGCTAATTTTTCTACTTCATTAAGCTTTTGTAAATCAGATTTTAAACTGTATTTTTGTGGGTAGGCTATAGTAGCTATTTCATTACTATTTTCATAATCGCTAAAAATTACAGCTAAATCCCGTTCACATTGTTCTAACAATAGCCCTATAGCGCTTAGACCACTCTCTAATCCACGTTCATCCATTTCTTTAGATTCAGCACTAGCATATTTAGATTTAATATTACTTAATGATAAATTAACTAACATGCGAATATCATCTTTTAAATTCTTTTGTTTCTCCATAGACGCATGTAATGGTTCTGATGATGGGTGAATAAAATCTGGTCGCTCAGCACCCTTTGGATATGCACGACCAACATTACCACCTACTTCAATCTCAGTACCATTTTCATCGTTCTCTTCATTTTTTAAATAGCTACCAGGAAGACCAACACGTTGCTCTGTATAAAAAGGATAATTAGCTTTTAATGCATAACTGATATCAGAGCTTTCCATATTCATTAAAGCTATTTGATGGTTAGCTATATCTCTAGTTAATGGTTGGTCGAGTTCAAATAACACAAATGGAATCTTCGATAAATTTAATACATACTCTTCATCAGGTTCTAATAGCTCTGTATCTGTTTCTTCAAATGTTTTTCTATTATAAAATTTTATAATTACTCCATTATCAGTTTTTTGTAATAATCTAAATCTATAAGTTAATTCACCAGGTAATCCAATAATATTAGTTTTATAATAATTATCTCTCAATAATAATTGAGTAAATTCCATAGTATTATTTCTATAATCTACTTCCCAATTGATAATATCTTCAGCAGAATAAGGATAAAAATAAGGTTTGATCTTCTGTGCTTGAGCTAAAGTTATTTTTCCATTAAGCCTAGGCATATCTACAAATACACCAATTTTACCAAGGAATAATAGCTCAGGTAAAATTTTCTTACCAATAAAATAATTCATTGATGAACCACATTTATCTACACCCCCATTAAGTCCGTGAATAGATTGTTGATAAGAAGGTGTGCCACCGGTCCTAATTATATCACTCATTCTTTGATAAATTGAGTTTTTAATGTCAATAATAGCGCCTTTAGCGAAAGCAGCAGTCGGTGTTACTTCTCTTCTTCCTCTAAAATCTAAATCACTTTCTCTAGAGCTAAATTTCTTTAAATATTTATCTATAAACTCACTACCACTGTTCATTATATAACGATATTTTTCCCATTCCTCTGAGAGTATAATGTACTCAGGATGGGCTACTTTGCTAAATGATAATACTGACATAATTAATCCTATAAAAAGATTTTAATATCTTCACTTGTTGCAAAACTAGCTGCAATAGGTAATGCTATTTCATTATAGCATCTAGCATCCGCATAGTGGTCCGCACCGACTTTTTGATAAAAACCGATTGTATTGCCAGAATTATTTTTCTTATACCTTCTAACTAACCCTCTTTGATGATTCAGATATTCTTGGTCAATATCTTTAGGTAAAGAAATACTGCCATTATGGAATCTATTTAATGCTACATCTAACCATGAGGTTTTGTCTACACTAACTTGGTGTGAATCATCATCCGAATTAATATTAATCATTCTATTAGTGATATTATTAGTATAAAAACAAATTTTTGCATGGCCATAGAATTGACAAGCAAATTCATAGGCTAATCGTCGCTCTGGTTGAGCGTCTATTACGGCCATAAAAATTTGCCATTGACGCATTAATTGGCCTAATTCAATAAATGATATAACTTTACCTACTGTAAGCACTTCGCACTCTGCTGATACATTAAGGTCATTAGATAATTTAGGAAAAGTCCAAGAATCAATTTCATAGTAAATATATGGCTCACCTATATCAGCACCCAGTGTTATCCATTTATTACTAGGTGGTGGATCAGCCTTTACTCTAGTACCTTGTTCTTTAGCTTTTTCTAATTCATGGAATTCAACTCTATGCCCAGGTGGGACATAAGGGAGACCAAGTTTAGAATTATATAATTCTTGTGCCTCTAAATTATCTGATCTAGCTTTTATTACAGAGGTTGCTATTCTCCAAGGAACTGTCTTATCAGCAGATGAATACAATTGAGAAATATGGTAGCCTTTTCTGTCAGCCTTCTCAGTTGAGACCCATTTCCCTTTAGAAAGAAAATTTATTTTATCCTTGTGCTCTAATTTTTTCTTGCACTCTAAACAAATAAGGTGTGATTCCCTGATTTTAGGATCATTATAGTCTTCTGCTGTTATGATAAGACTATCAGGAAATATAAGTTCAGTTAATTTACCACAATGTGGACAAGGAAAAAAGAAATGGTCTTTCGAGCTATCTTCATATAACTTACTAACTCCAAAATCAGGTGAAGTTGGAGTAGATAATTTAATTATTCTCCAGCTTTGTTCGCCAATTTGACCATCAGTTCTGGCTTCAGCCAAAACCATATTCTCCATATTCATTTCATCATATTCATCGAAGACCATTAAGCTAACAGGTAGGCTTTTTAGACCTGAGCGGCTATTACTACCGCGAATCCATAAATTAGCACTACCTGCTCGCTTATGGCCGACATTTTTAGTGTTAACAAATAATTGTTTAAGATGACTGCTTAAATCTAAAGAAGCATCAAAACGTGAAACACTGAAATCAGAAGCATCTGGAGTCTTTGTAGGTAGGACATAAAGAACATTTTTGCCCTCAATATCAATATAGAAAAATGATATATTTAAGCAAGCTTCTGTCCAACCTAATTGTGCTCCTTTTAAAACCACTACTTCTTGCTCTGTGGCATCATGAAATCCTTTCAGCCATGGATGATACTTGAATCTCCATGGTCCTGGTAGTGGTGGACCCATTTCACGATATGTCTCGGCCCACTTAGAAGGAGTTTGCACCGCTTTCCTTCTAAGGCCGTTAGCCAAAATCGTTCTAAATGTGTCCTGGAGTTCATTAGCCACGTCAGCAACCGCCCTTACAATGGGCTACCCTCCGTAAGAAAAATCTAGGCATGGTCAATTCTTTCTAAAAATAGGATCACACCAATGGAAAAAATTGAAGCAAAGCACACAACTGCGAATGACGTAATAACATAGTTAATGATTTTAAAATCTGTTATTGGCAAAACAATAAATAGCGAAAAGAAGAATGACACCCAGTGGCTTAAACAATATGCACATCGTAATACTGTTAATTTTTTCCTAACATTACTAAATATTACGCTTTGACTTACGGTTATGGATATTACGGAGACGCAAGCGGATACGATGATAAGGCTTAACATCACTTTTTACCGAGGAGTTTAATGAGTTTGTCTCGCGAGAGGAATCCTTCAATTCTATTGATTTCTTCCCCTTCCTCCAAGATAATAGTTGTCGGAACAGCGTAAATATTATATCTTTTACGGATATCGTTATCTTTAGTATAGTAGATATTATATTGTTCATTTTGTAACTCTTTTACAATTGGTTCCATTTTAACACAAGCTGAGCAACCAGTTCTTCCTATAACTATTGCACTTATAGTTGTTTCAGGAATAATCCCATCATATGAGCTAACTGATAGTAATAATAATAATAAAATCATAAACTCTCTTTCCTCTCAGTAAGAATAATTAGTCGTTTTACTAATCGAGAAATACGGTTCTCAATTCTATTGATACGCCACTCTAAGAATCTAATCCTTAATTGCTTTACCATATTATGTACCTTTCTTCTGGAGCATCAAACCCTTTGTAATCAGATATTGCATAGGAGTCTTTGTACTTTGAAACTGCTCTATCTATGTACTTAGCATCAATCCAGACAGAACCGTCAGGTTGACCATAAGTTTTTGGTCCTCTCCCAAAACTAGAACCATGACTATTTAGTAAACATGCACCTGGACGGACACCATCCTGTACACCACCAACTAACCACGCGTGTGCCCAACTGCCACTAGGGCGAATGAAACCGTCTTCATCGCGTAGGTCATTGTTTGCACCGAAAGTATCAGTGCAAAGAACAACAGGCTTACCTCCTGCAACAGCATCTCGTACTTCCTCCCATGATTTTACTTGCACATATTTTAATAATGGATTCTTCTTAGCTAATTGTAGAAGCTCTTCAGGAACTCCATGTTTATCCCAGTATCTTACAGTTTCAATATTATAGGGACGTAAATCGTATTCCCCATATACTTGTTTTAATAAATTACCCCATTTATTAAGATAAGTCATGGCCCAGATACCTTGCATACCTTGACCAGTTGATCTTTTACCTACTAAATTTCTTCCTCCTGCATAGATCATATCTGTGCTGGAATCATTAACGTATTTCTCTCTTTTATGTTCTATTGCAATTCTACAACAAGTTGAAATATCAAGACCTGCACCAGAAGCTTGTGCTACACAATCTCCCCATACTTGATCTCGTGGATTCCATACCTGTTTTCTTACTTCTTCATAAGCTTTCCATAAACAAGCTACTTTATTTTGACCGAAATTTTCAAGGTTACCTGAATCATATAATGACTTATAAAGATTCTGTGAATTAGGCAACCATCCAAAGTTTTTGCTATTAAATGCGAAGACTGATTTCGGTATCCATACTGATACCAAAAATGTCGAAGCACTTTTAAAAAATGATCGCCTATCCATTATTATACACCTTTAAGAGTTTCAGAGACTTCTTTCCATAGTTCAATATGCTCTTCTAATGATCGACCTGATAGATTTTTCTGACAATAATTAGAGAGTTTAACAAGAAATGGCTTCCACAATGATAAATCCTCGCCTAGAGCAATACGATTACTTTCGGCTGATTTTAAAATCAATTCTGAAACATTTTGCGGGTTGCTGTTGATAACATTATCAAAAGCATAAGCTAATTTATGTGCTGTTTCTTTATTAAAAGTAGCCGGTAGCCATCGTCTAATAACCTTTTTAACGTCAGGTGCATACGGCGTTATAATTACTCGATGGACTGCTAATTCTACTTTACTGCCTTTAGCCATTGCACAAAAGAATAAGTATTCACCAGGCTCTTGAGCACTGAAAATAAGTGTCTGACCATCATTAATTAACCTATAGTTATAATTGTCAGGTAGAACCTGCCATTTATATGATGATGCTTCACTAGCTTCTATGACCACTAGCTCCCCGACCTGAGCTTCTTGTGTACTAGTGATATTACCATCAAAGTTTGTAGGCCAAACAGCTACCGCAGTAGCTAAAATAGTGGCTAATGCAATAGGAGAAAATGTTAACGCTGTCTTAGTTTTAGTCATAGTTATTCCTTAGAAATAATAGGTGAGTAAGTTACGAATCGTAATAGTACATTAGATACACAAGAAGCGGCCAAAACAATAGTAGCTAATCCATCTGGCACCATATTTCGTTCGAGAATAACATCAAAAGCTGTTACTAATAATACTAAGATATTTACCCAAATTACTTTTGATTTGTACCAAGGTTTCATAATTAGGTCTCAGCTAAAGCATTAAAAATATCTTCCCCAATAGCATCCAATACTTCAGGATTCTCTACGTATTTAGCTATAATATTAATAAGCACTTGAGCTAATTGTGTTAATCTACTTTTATCAACATGCTGACCCATTTTTTCTTCGAGCTTATACATCGAAGATACTAGCCTCTCACTTTTCATAATAAGATCAGAAAGAGGCCCGGAAATAAGTAATAGGTCTTTGGTGTCAGTACATTGATTAATTCTCTCTTCAATTAACATTCTAAGTAGACCAACTTCATCGCGTAATGAAGCTATTCCCTTACTATCACTTAACTCACTTGCTCGCTTATGAAATTTAGCTATACGATAGTTTTTCATTCTTTGTTTCTCAGCAGCTTGTGCAGCCTTATTCCCTCCATGAGCCAAGCAATACTTAGAGCCTTCTACCGCGATATTAAGACAATTCTCTTTTTGGCACCGCCTTGGATCGTCAAAGGCCACCCGTTTCCACACATAATTGTCAATCTCTTTTGTCATATGATTTTAAAAGCATGGGCTGAAAAGCCGTCTGATATTAAGATCACTCTTTTCCTCTTCAGTAGGACTACTTAATGGTAAGGTAAAATGGGTAAATATTCTTACAGTTTAGTGATCTTTGTTTCGGGCGTGCATTGAGATCATTTTATAGAGATCATTTTATAGAAATTA